GTACTGAGACAAGCAACAGCCTTGCGCCCTAAGCGCAAGAAGGCCAGCGATGGATTACTACCATCAGCAGCGCATATGAAACAGAGTCCAACATCTGACCACAACACAGGGTATGCAGTTGATTTAACTCACGACCCCGAAAGTGGGGTTGACTGTAGTGACATATTTGAAAAACTTAAAGAAGACAAACGAGTTAAGTATCTTATTTTCAACAAAAAGATTTGGTCGAAGGACAAGGCTCGTCTTGGAAATCGCGCTTATACTGGTAGCAACTCGCACACAAAGCACCTTCACATTTCTATTAACGATGGTCATGGTGACGATACTAGTCCTTGGTTCTGGTGGATGAATACACCTAAGACTGTTAATCAAATCGTTGCAGCCTTGAGTTCTATACCTGCAAAGAAAGCATATAAGACCGAAGTTTGCACCTGCTGTAAGTTACACAGGGCAAAGTCCTAATCCTATAGGAGGATATAATGGAGCAATTCAAACAACTAGCACTTACTTGGTTCCGTGCTGCCGCTGCTGCTGTAGTGGCTATCTATATGACTGGCGAGACGAATCCAAAGACTCTTGCTGCTGCTGCACTTGCTGGTGTGGCTGGTCCAGTCCTTAAATGGCTTGACCCATCCGCTACTGACTTTGGTCGCGGTTCAAAGTAACACTGTTTTAAGGGGCCTAGCAGCCCCGTAGAGACTAGAAGACCCCACTACCCTGTATTGACACAGGGAGTGGGGTTCTTTTTTTATTTCTCTAGTAGTTCTTCAGTGTCCCAGTTGAAGAAGTCAGGCTTAAGTTTGTTGCGGTTTCTAAAAGACCACCATAGATTTTGGATTCGATAGATAAGTTCCTTGCCTAGTTCTCCTAGCATGATACCTAGTGCTATGCTAATATATAGTTCCATAGTTTCTCCTACTTGTATGTTAGATACATTGGTATTGGTATGATATTAAGTTGTCGCCGCATTTTGTGGCGTTGATTCTCAGTAGTATTACCCCAGTAACCCATCACGCTGTACTTCATTGCATAGTCAAGACATTCTTTTTGTACTACACATGACCCGCAAATCTTTTTAAGTGCTTTTAATTCAGGGTATGTGCCTTGTCCTTCTGGTACAAAGAACAAGTCAGTATCTGTTGACTCACAATTAGGTGTGTCACTGGGTTTATACATTTATCCTCCTGTTGAATAGAATCCACTGCCGTTAAACTTTACGGCAATAGATGTCCAGATGCGTACCATTGTGTTGCCACATACGGTACATGGTGGTGCTGCTGGGTCTTGCACTTCAAGTACTGTATTACATGTCTCACATTTGAAGTCGTAGTTAGGCACAGTCGTCTCCGTCTATTTCTGTTGGTGCGGTAGTTAATGTACCGCACTCAATGCATTCTTGTTTTAAATCATACCAGCCAACTGCTCTGGTTTCTTCGTCCCACATGACTATGACTTTGAACATCTTACACCCGCATATGCAGGCAAAGGTAGGCTCACCTTGAAGGTCAAACACTGGTTGAATCATCATCTCTATATGGCTTCCAGCCACCTAGTACCTTGATAATAGAGTTTACTGCTCGTTGTACTTTCATACGCGCACCATCTGGTGTGCTATCCATATCCTTGCTTAACTCTGTCCAGTCAGGCTGCTCAACGCTGAAGCGTAGCCGTAGTACATTCTGCTTGGCTTCACTTAGTTTGTTGTAAGCCTTCTCTATGTCTGAGCGTAGTGTTAGCCAGTTGTTACCTTCACTAAGAACACTGCTGCCAGAATTGGCATTCAGGTCTTGTATCTTGGCTGGCATTTCATATGAGTTGCCAATGATAGAAGGTAAGAACGCTTCTATTACTGATGCATCATAATAATATAAATCAGATGATTGGTAACCACTATGCTTTGCCTTCTCCCGTTCACAAAACTTAAGAGATGCATTGCGTAATGACTTTGCTATTACTCTGTCGCAATCTTTCTGCTTTAATGCAGACCATTCTTTGTACTTATGGGGATGACCGACAAACCATACCCACATCTCCTGTGCTATGTCATCACGCTCTACCATAGTATAGCGTTTGGCATACTCACTAGCGAGTTGCTGTACTAAATAATTATAGTTTTCAATGTAAGACATTAGGGGATGTGTACCTCACCATTGACGATAGGCACTGCAAATGGAGTAACCTTGCGGTTAGTCTCTACAAGGATGCCTATGCCGTGCTGCCAGTTGGCAGAACCTGATGTTAGGTAGTGAGCCTGTGACATATCCATCATGTGACCGACCTCTAACCCGTATAAAGTACTGGTTTTTCCATACATTCCTGATGTCTCATGTTGTAAGCCAACCCTATGTGTGTGTCCACACACTACTGATTTGCCTAATCGTTTTGCTAAGTTAAGTGCAGTAGCACCAGGTGCACGGTTAAGTGCGCCTTCATCTCCGTGTGCCATTACCCAACCAGGTAATAGTTCCTTCATCTTATGAAGGTATGTGATACCTAACTTGTCGTAGCCTAGTAGTGTTTCAATCTTTAATGAATCAAGTGATTGAAATGCTGGTGCATACTTACGTATGTATGTATCAATGCGGTCAGTATGATTACTGCGTTGAATGACAAATGGCTTGTTACCTAATGCTTTACGGTAACTAGCCATTGTTTCGTGCGTTAAATCTATACTGTCCTGTAATGTTTCTGCATATTCACCCGCCATACCTTTGTTCCAACGACTAGGTTCGGGTGCATCTAGTTCGTCTCCAACACACCAGAGTTCATCTGGTTTATAGTCTCTGATAAAGTCTAGTGTTGCGTCTACTATTCGGTTGTCTTGGTACGGAATTTGTAAGTCACTGAGGACTACTATCCGTCTGCTTCGCTGCGCCATTAGGTACGCCTTCCCATTGTCCACGTTGGACTAGTAAACCTATTATGGCATAGTTTGCTAGGTCAATCAGGGTATCTTCGATACTTTCGTAGTTCGGCGTGTCGCCTGTATCTACTAGGTTGTTAAGGCGTGCAAGTTTGTCGTACATGCGTACTCGTAGCCCATTCATAGCACCACCAGGTGCACCTGATATGTTCAGTGGGCCGTAGTCAGCATGCTTGCGTACTAGTACCGAGTACAGTTCATCCATAATCTGTGATGCGTTCTTAGGATTCTTCATCTATTACTTCCTTTAAGTGCTTGTCGAAGTTATGCATTGCTTCTTTAACTACTAACTCTTCCCATACTTCATCTGCTTTGTCATACTTGGAGGCTACTAGCAGCGCACCTAGTGCTGTCAGGCACATGATTGCATCTTCTGTATCATCATTAGCCAGTGCAATATATATATCTTCTAGTGCTCCTAGTATATTGAGCATCTTGGTTTCTGAGATTGGTATACCTATAGAGAACTTTATGTGTTTGAGATGTTCCCAGAACCTATCATCTAGTGGTGGTAATGCATTGTTCGATTCGCTCATGTATCCAGTCGCTCCCCTTCTTGATTATCATGCTGTTTACATCTTCACCATCAGGCATGCTGATGATGTTGACATTACCTAGTTCCCTGCTTATCTTCTTGCCGAACTCTAGTCCTGCTGCGTCTCCGTCTGCTAGTACTATCACTGTTTCAAAGTCATCTAATAGTTTAGCATAATGGGGCTTCCAGTTGTTAGCCCCTGGTATACCTACTGTTGGGTGTGGCATTTTGACTGACATCATGATGCAGTCAAACTCTCCTTCGGTCACACATATGTATCTATCTGCTGCAAACAATGCTTGTGTATTAAACATAGTTGTCTTGCTACCTACTAAGCCTAGATACTTTGGTTCTTGTTCGGGAAGTAAGGCTCTGAATCTAATATCTACCACGCCTGATGGCGTGATGTATGGGATAGCCAGTCTGTTTTTATATGGCTCATGCCCTGGCATTGGGTCTTCTACCACCCCCAGATGAAAGATGTTGCCCTCTTCTACCGAGAGATGACGGCTTAACAGATACTCTGTTGCTAGTTCTAGCCTTGCTGCGTATTGCTGTGTCGCCAGTAGTAAGAACTGACGCTGCGAACTCGATAGCCTCACGGAAATCTACTCCTTCTTTATACATTATGAGTGAGTATACATCACCTTTAACCCCACAACCATGACATATGAATGCACCCTTGTCATAGTTTACTGCTGCACTTGCATGTGAATCAGAATGAAACGGACACTTCATCTTGCGCCAACCGTTACCCATGGCGGGTACGGTGGCGCCTATGTAGTGGAGATACTCTTCAATCTTTGGTTTGTCCAAGTGCTCTCCTTAATAAATCTACATACACATAGCCAGGCATAGTGCAGTACCAATCTTCAGGGCTTCCCCTACCCTTACGTTTGTGCCACACTACACCTGTCCATGCTTTGTCATTAGTCATCTCGACTATTAACTCTTCTGTCCACCCCGCCAAGTCCATCTTGGCGTGGTTTTTAATCTCTATTGTAACTCCAGGTATACCAGAGATGTCACCTTTATCTAGGGTTGCACCAGCCAAGCGTCTGTCTACATAAGGGAACCATTGCTTGAGATACTTAACTACATCTCGCTCTGCTCCTGAGCCTTTCGCTTTGGCTGCGCTACTCATTCGTTAGGTTCGTCTCTAACTTCTGTTAGTTCCCAGCGTCCTGTCTCTGCTTTCTTTGCGCGTTCTTCTGCTATTGCTAACGAAGAAGCACGGATAACTTTTACTTTATACTGTGAGTATGTCACTCTATATTTAGGCATTGCTTAACTCCTCTACTGTTTCCCATACAAAACCATCTTGGTTGCGTGTAATCTGTCCAAGAATATCAAACCATTGCTGGTCTACTTGTGCAGTAATACTATATGTTGTCATGTTTTCATCTCCACTTGTCTGTAGTCTCTTACTATATCCTCAAGATACATAGATGCTGGGTCAAATGATAGTGATATGTATGTGCTACCGCTATGGTCTGCCTTACCATAACGATTCTTAACAGGGGCTACACATAGGTATACATCCTGTCCTTGCATCATCTGTCCTACTGTCAGTACCATTGCTGGTATCTGAGATACCATGCCCTGTAATGCTGAGCGTGGCTGACATGGATAACCTAGTGCACCTTCTTTAGTATGATGTAATACTAATACGCATGCGTTAGTATCTCTTGCAAGATACTTCAACTCTTTCATTACTTGTCGCATGCCAGCAAACTCTTCGTGTCCATCTATCGCTATGTCCATAAGGTTATCTACTACGATAAGCGTTGGACTTCTACCCCACATAGTTTCAAATGCTGATACCTCATCATCTAAATCTTTGAGTGTAGGACTAGGTTCGAAAGACCAATAGAGATTAGAGAACTCTCGCAAGAACTCTTGTGCTTTGGCTGGTTCTGTCTTGAGCATGTACTCAGCATGTGCTTGTGTTATCTTTGCTTTCATAGCAAGCAAACGCATAGCCATTGTATGTGCATTAGTATCAGCAGAGAAATATAATGTAGGTTGTTTTAGTCTTGCTGCGATATGTAATGCAATAGATGATTTGCCTGCTCCAGGTGTACCTGCAATTACAGTTACCTCTGCGCGTCTAAGTATCATGCCTTCTCTTTGAAACCCTTGGAAGGGAGGGGCGAGTGGTTCGCCCCCCACTTCAGGCTTGCCTATACTACGGCGTAATGTTTTCATTTATGCCTTTGTTTGGTCGGCTTGGAAACTATTCCATTCTGGTTGATTTGCTTTGATGTATTGAGTAGTGCACTTAGTCATGTCACCTTGTTTAGCAGGACAGAAGTGGCCCTTGTATGGGCCAAACTTACCTGTTAATCCATGGATGCGTGTCATTGTACCGTGAGGACATACACGCTGACCATCAGTTACATTAGCGTATGCTGCTGGAACAAATGGTGCTGTGTGTGTAACAACATCTGTTGCACCGAATGATGTAGCAATTGCTGCCATTTGTGGGTTAGGTGGTACCGCTGTGTTGTTAGGCTTGACTGCTGCTTCTAACTCATGTACTGCTGATGATAGCGATGCTAGTGATAACGCTACTACTTGGTCTAGTTCTTCACCGCTTTCGGCTCGAACAGTAACAAGAGAACCTGCTGCTGTCTTAACTGTGATGCTGATAGGTGCTTCGGTACTTGCCATTTATTCTCCTTGAATAGATGTTACTAGGGATTTTTTTGCATCTCTAAAGGTACGGACTTTCATTGCTAACTCTATACCTTTCCAACCTTGTTTGATGTCAATGAAATGCAGTTCACATTTACCACTACCTGCTGGTAGATGGACAATGATTCCCTTATCTTGGTTGACACCACCCCAACTACCACGGACTGCCGTGGCAGGGTCATACGGCAGGCCGTGCGCATACACGGCTAACTGCATGGCAATCTTGTTTGGATAAGAGATACTGCCAGTCTTTAAGTCAGAGATAAACAACTCACCTTTGTATTCAACTATGCGGTCAGGTGTGCCAGCAATCTTGTACTTATCTAACACACAAAACTGTTCAATGAATACATTGTTAAAGTGTTTAGTTGCATCAGCATACGCCTGTATGTCTGCAACATAATCTTCTGGTATCACGCCAAGGTCTTCACCTTTGTCGTGCTTTTCTGTCAGTGTGTGTATGGCTGTACCTATAGTAGCCTGTGCTGTTGCACCTGCTGCTTCCATTGCATCTTCAACTAACTTATCCATCTCTAACTTGTTGTCTCTCGCTGCACTTGCAGCCAACAGTAGGTCAGGACGCAATGTTAATCCTGCTGCAGCCATGCGTAACTTCCATGCTACTAGTGCAGTGCCATCATCTAATGAACCTGCAACTGTAGTAGTGCGTGTATACGGTACTGCTTTGCCACCCTTAGGTGGCACTACCATAGGTCTACCGTATCTATCTCTTGTTATCTCTACTGTCATAGTTCTCCCTTGTTAAGTAGATTAGAGGAGCAGGAACAAGGAGAGAACCAAAACCCTGCCACCTCTAACCTGCTCTCATCGTAGCATAGTGTGACGGACTATGTATGATGATGCTGGCGTGTTGCGCCGAGTCTAGTTGTCTTCTTCTATATCTTCTAACAGTTTATCTAGTAATACTTGTGCTTCTTCAGAAGCCTGCTTTAGTTTATCTTCTAGTTCTTTACTCATTAGTAGTTCTCCTCTACTTCATCAACTTCAGTCTGGTCAACAGTAATGTCACCATCATAGAAGTTAACATCAACACCTTCTTCAAACTTGTTTCTTGCATCATCTTCATCTTCTGCTTCTACCTGGAAAGTACCAGTGATGGTGAATGAACCACCATATTGTGATGTAAGTTTGTGTGAGCCGATGCGTTCGAGTAACTCATTGACATCAGACTTAGTGACTGTTTGCTCACCGTCTTCCCATTCAACTTCACTAAAGAAGTCACGGACGTTCTCTTTAATACTACGGATAGTATTGGATTGTTTGTTGAGCAGTTCGTTGAGGTCATCTATACCCTTTGCTTTGTCAATGAAGCGTACTATTTCTGCTTCGGTATAGTTTACCATACCATCTGCTGTTGTGATTTGGATTGTGTTCATGTGTCCCTCTCGTTGTTTGATGCTCCGTGTTCGCCACTGGCGGAGCAACCCAGTGAGGTGTCCCTTATATAGAAAAGAGATTAACGATATAAGTTCTGCGCTTTCCGCGCTATCGCTGCCTAGGCAGTATGCATACGGAATACTATACTAACAGAGATAAAGCCCTTGTCTTTATCTTATCATTGCGTCCACTCAGGGTGGCCGCGGCAAGGCGAGACGCGCCACCCGTAGCGTAGTGGTCAGCATGTTCTACTACTGCATGCCATGCACCGAAGGCTGTGCCTCTGATGTTCTCTTGTGTCTCTGACTCTGAATAGATAGCCCATGCACTAGCACGGGCATCCTTTGCTATAGTCTGTTGCTTGCGCTCACCTCTAGTGAGCATATCGTATGGCTTGTCTTCTACTATAGTAGGTAAAGGCCATACTCTTTTGAAGAAGTTAACTGCTTCTTGTCGTGTCATTGGTTTGCGTAACAGATTGTTAGCAACCAATTGATAATCTGCTATAGCAGTGTATGTTAGGTTAGTAATGTTGCGTATGTCTTTGATAGACAGTTCTTGATTAGTTGTGTGTGTCATGCGGTATGTGTATTCATTGTACTTTTTACCACTGTTACTAATCAAACCGTTGATTTGATTAGCGCAGAACAAACGCTCAATGACTGGCTTGATTACTACTGATGATGAGCCATCATGTGATGTCTTAACCAATAGGAACGCAGCATGTGGGTCATTGGCTACCTCTACACCTTGTGGTAATTCAAGTAGCATCCAGATGTTAGCACCACCATTAAACTCACCTGCTGCCGTATATCGAGCATCACCTGAGTCTACTAGTGTATCTAATGCATTGAATACTTCCATGTTCTGCACCATCTTGTACTTGGTACCAACAATACCAATGACTGTGTTGTTATCCTCACGGATAATAGCCTGCTTCTTATACACATCTATGTATGTGGCTGGTGTTACACCATGCTCATCAATACTTAGTGGTGTTGCTACTGCTCGTAGTTCACCTGTTCGTACAGTCCAGTTAAGTCCTGCTTGTGTTGCTGCATCACGGGCAGAGGTAGCCTCAACTGCAGTGCCACCTCTTACCCATGCTGACTTGTGTTTAGTTGCTATTGTCATCTGTCCCTCCGAATATGCCTGCCTTTACGCGTGGATGTAGTTCCATGCGCATACTATTGAATGCACCTACAGGCCAGTTAGTTTGAAACACTCGGCTTAATAGTGTTGCTAATGAATAGCCTTGTGCTAACGCTGGTGCTAGTGCTTCATCTGCCTTACCATCTTGATGCTTCTCATAGTATGTAAGAGCAAGCAATGTAGTAGGTGCAGCAATGTACTTGCTAGGTGCATGCTTTGTTAAGAACTCAAAGCATAGTCTAGCCTTCTCTTCTGCTGGGTCATACATTCCTAGTGCATAGTCACGCACTTGAATATCTTTAAGTGCTAGTATAACAGCGGCTGTTGTGATAGATAGTTCATCTTCACTTGTTTCTTTACTCAAGTCAAAGTTAGTATAGAAATCTTCTACTAATCTAGCAGCGCTTTGTTGTTCAGGTGTACCCATCTCAAACTGTCCGTGCTCATCTTGACTAGACAGTTTTTTGATTTGTTCTATTCTTGATTTGATTATTGTTTTATTCACTTGCTTCTCCCTTGTTTAGTCGTGTGTCTATCCATCTATGTATAGACATAGATGCCCCATACATAGTTACTGCATCCTGCACCCAGAAGAGTGCAGCATCATCGTTGTCCGCTTCTACTTCTATCTCTACTTGTACTATGTAACTAATACCAGCCATGTTTCCTCCAATGTGACCACGCAATTGATGGCTTATCATACCTATGTACTACATACTCCAGCCCCCGCGCAACTTGTTGCGGGGCTGGGGTTCCAGGCTTAGTACCTAGTACTTGTGCTATGCCATAGGCTGTTGAGTGAGGGTTATCTGCATCATGTTTCCATGCTGACTCTTTACCCCATAGTTTCATCAGTGCTTTATGTTCACCTCTACCCCAATCGGGGTACCACATCTTCATGTATGACAGAGCATACATCTTGGCTGCATATGGTGTCCATACTTTAGGTAATCGTTGCTCGTTATAGCATAGGTCATTGACATGCTGCGAGTAATACTTTAATGGTAAACCTACAAGAGTTGTTAGTGTCAGCAGTATACTGCTACCAACAGCAATCCATTTTCTTATTTTACTCATTGCTATCTCCTTAGTCTTCGCTCCCATACATGCGGTCAGGCTCACTGTTACAGGTACATTCTATCACGTAGTTACCGCAGTACTCGCAATCTCCATCTTTATCTAATGCAGTGTCATCTTCTAATGGTGGTTCATAACTCATCTGTTACTACCTTTCTAAACATCTGACTCCACCATCCTAGTGCAGTGCAGTCATTACAATAGTATTGTCCTGGTGTATCGCTGCATAACCAATGATGTTTATGCTTGCTCATTGTTAGTTTGGAATGACTTGCGCCATGCCCGTAGTCTAGTCTTGAGGAATCTATTCTCATTCAGCAGTTGTATGTTAGCATACAACATAATAATTATTAGTGTTAGGCTAGTACCTAACGCTATAGTTATAGCAATTATATCACCTTGTGATAGATACATAATTTTCTCTCTCTCTTGTATGTAGTGTGTATAAATATAAAACTTGTGCATTGCTGCCGATTACTTTTATTGGGTTACTGAAGAGAGGCAGGGATGGTTAGTCCCTGCCTCTATCTAATCAGACTTGCTCGATGTCGAGCACTTCTAGTTGGTAGCGGAACTCGTCTGCTCCGCCTGTCTTGGACTTAGCAACCCATTGGGTTAAGCGTCCTGTCAGTGTGACTGGTGCTGATTCTGCTGTGCCTTGTCGGGCATTGTCTAGTGCTACTAACTCAGCAATGATTGCTGGGTCTGTTGCTTTGAAGCCTACACCTACGATGTATCGTGGGTTACCGCTTGCATCGCCGTTGCTCATGCGTGCAACATCTCGCTGGCTAATCCAGCCTAGTAGTTGCGTGCCGTAGTCGTTAGTCTTGAGGCTCTTGTCTGTGAACGCTTTGATTGAGCCACTAACTGTTAGTGTATTTTGTAACATGTTTTCTCCTTGTTGTAGTTAGTTGGTCAGGGTTACCCCTGTCAGAAGGACAGGGGAACCCTGCTTCAGAGATTGTTCTCTAAAGGTTTGTCGCAGACTTGGCAGTCATTGAACATTTTGGGTGTGAGCAGGTTGCACCATTGGCACTGTGTCTCACGCTTGTACTGTGTGTAATCATCTAGTTCCCATAGATTATCTAGCACTCCTCCGTCAACGAGTTGCACTATTGGCGGGCTGTACTCATGTCGTGTTAGGTAATCTTCTTCTGGCTTCTCGAATTGAACTGATAGTTCAATGAGGTGGAATGGGTTGTCATCGTCCCATTTTTCTGTCATCTTAGCAACCCATGATTGGGGCTTGATGTATGTTTCTGATGCAGTCCAGTCACTACCGCTTGGTTGTTCATCGGTGCGTGACCACTGATGTTTGTATTGCATGTTGCCTCTGTCTACTATCTCGTAGGCTATGGCATCATCTCTTCCTTCTTGTTCTTCGGTGCATTCAATGCACCTGTATTCTGGACTGTACTCACTGACTAGGGCGCAGTCATAACATGTGTTGGATACTGATATGCCCTGAGATTGTGCGTATTCACTCATCATCTTTCCTTTCCCATATTAGTGTCCATCCGCTTATTGGTTGTTCGTATATAGTTTTGCTGTTGTCTGGTGCTTCTGACATTATCCGTGCCATTAGTCCGTCATCGGACATGGCACGGCGTAGCATTTTCTTGTGGTCTTCTGGTGTCATGAGTTCTCCTCTGTTTCTTGCATTGGTGGTATGTTCATGAGTACATCCATGATGTACTCGTTGGCTTGATAGCGGGTGATGTCGCCTAATTCTACAGCCTTGACTATCTCATAGATAGCATTCCGTGGTTTCCATTTTTGTATTTCACTTACAATCCAAGCCTGAGTAATTGGTTTTGATTCATCTATCATTTGCTTTCTCCTATCATCTCTAATAGCACATCACCATGACATGCTAAGGGTGCACAAAAGCAATTCAAATCTTTACCAACTAGGGGCGCTAGCCAATGCTTATCTACCCCTAGCCTTGCACTTGCATACTCTTTAAACTTAGCGATTACTTCTGCTCTATCTCCATCTTTTCCTATCACGAATGGGTTTCCCCACCTACTGCCTCTGCCTATATAAATCCCTTCATAAGCATTACGCTTATTTATAACTTTCATAACACAACCAACCTTTCATAGTAGGAAACTAACAAGGACCAGACCAACATGCCCCCGTATTTTGGGGGCATGTTAGCCTGTATCTTTTAAGCCTTGACCTTCTGGTTGGTGTAAGGCATCAACCAGTCTTTCACGATAGGCGTGGTCCGATTGATAATCTTGGTAGGGATACCAGCACTGCGGGAATGGCCCACTGTATTCATAGCACCACCAGATTGGTTCATCACGAACGCGAGCACGAAGTCCGCACCGAGGTCTACCATTAACTTGTTGCGCTCGAAACCAGCGCGAGGGTTGTACTCACCTAGCCCGTCTTGGCCTTTCCAAGCGAGAGGGTGAAGTTCTACAGACCAGCCATACTCAAGCGCGATGTCTTCGCACTGTTTGTCTGCCCCACGGGGGCAGTTGCCACTGACTAGGACAACATTAGAACCTTCATGCGCTTGCACTATATCGAACTCGTCACGGATAGCCTGAGTATCAACCCAAGAGCGTGAACCAGTAATCAGCAATCTAAACATTTCAAACGACCTTTCAACAGATAACACAAGGAAACATTCCTTAAATATCAGACCGACATGGAGGAGTGAATCGTCAAGCGTACTTTGCTTGACGAGAGGGGAATCCATGACAGAACAACAGACTACGCCAGCAGTCTTTAGTAGTAGACATTAATTTATTAGACTGCCCCCACCGTTTTGTTTTTATTTCGGTGGGCAGACAGTACCTACAGACAGCATGACCAGTCTACAGTTCTGTCGGCAGACTATTAATAAATCTAGGGGCGACAGACCCTAGGTTTATTAATTTGCTTGGTCCTTTGTATAGGTATCTCTACTAATATATTTCTGAGGGTATAGTGACAGGGCTCTGAGCAGGGCTTTTACATATCTGATAAAACTCACAGGATAAAAAGTGTTCGTTTTACCTGTTTGAACGGATTAAGTATATATAGAGATTGTTTTTATTTTACTATGTACTGCAAGGCTTTTTGGAGCCTTGCTAGACTGTACAGACTAACTGTACAATCTGTACTTAATAGGCGGGATAGTACTGCCATAAGGGGACCTATGGCATCAGGATTTCAAAAGGGTAAAGACCACCATCTGGTCAAGAACCTCAAGGCTGTACAGGACGCAGTCCTAGAACGTATCAAGTCTGGGTATACCATCCAAGCGGCTATGGCATCTGAAAACAAGAAAGCAGATACCATCCGTCAGTGGATGCGCCGAGACCCCGACTTTGCCAGGGCCCTTGAAGAGGCCAAGGAAGAGGGAACCAAGCAATCCTTTGATGCCCTAGGGCTAACCAAGGAGTCAATTGAGTTCTCAGACTTCTCACAGATGTTTTTGGGACAGACCGTATTTCCGCACCACCAGGACTGGGTAGACCTTTTAGAGGGATATGAACCCACCTGGCTACACCCTTCTATGATTTATGAGCCTGGGGAGAACAACAGACTTCTGGTGAACGTACCGCCAGAACATGCTAAGTCCACCGTTATCACGGTGAACTACTCGACTTACCGCATCGCTCTCAATCCCAACGTCCGCATCATTGTGGTCTCAAAGACTTTGAATAAGGCTAGAGAGTTCGTTTACGCTATCAAGCAACGATTGTCTCATCCACGCTGGCTAAAACTGCAGACCGCATATGGTCCAGATGGCGGGTGGAAAGAAGACGCAGATACTTGGAAAGCCGATACAGTCTATCTTGGGGGCGATGCGCGTAACTCTAGCGAAAAAGACCCCACCCTTCAAGCCCTAGGTATGGGCGGCCAGATTTACGGTGCCCGTGCTGACCTGATTATCCTTGACGACTGCATCACTACTGCCAATGCCCATGAGTGGGAAAAGCAGATGGACTGGCTGCAGAAAGAAGTTATCACCCGTTTGGGCAAGAACGGTAAACTGCTAGTGGTTGGGACACGAATTGCTGCTAACGACCTTTATAAAGAACTTCGTAATGCTAAGCATTGGTCTGGGGGTAGGACTCCCTTTACTTACATGGGGATGCCTGCTGTCCTTGAATATGCTGAGGAACCCGAAGACTGGGTTACGCTTTGGCCGTACTCGGATACACCGTGGGACGGTGACGATGACACACCTACAGAAGACGGCCTCTACCCTAAGTGGGACGGCGAAACCTTATTTAAACGCCGCAGCGAAGTCACACCATCAACATGGGCACTCGTCTATCAACAAGAAGACATCCAAGAGGATTCTATCTTCCCACCCGTGTTGGTGCGGGGAGCCACGAATGGGATGCGAAAAAGAGGACTGTTAAGTGCAGGTGCTGCAGGACATCCTTCTAAGGTACAGGCTCATACTGTAATTGGCTTTGACCCTGCTATGGCGGGTAACGCTGCCTTTGTTGTTGCATCATACAACAGAGAAGACGGCAAGATTTATATTCTTGACTGCATCAATATGGAAGAACCTACACCTCAAAAGATTCGTGCAGCAATTGAAGAGTTGACTATCAAGTACAAGCCACAAGAGTTTCGTGTAGAAATTAACGCCCACCAGAAAGCATACTCACTAGATGAAGAACTCAGACAATGGCTTGCTTCTTACGGCGTACGACTTGATGCTCACTTTACAGGCAAGAACAAATGGGACACATCTTTCGGCGTTGCCTCAATGTCCAACCTCTTTGGAACAGAACGCGAAGGCAAATTTCAAAACAATAACATCATTGAACTACCATCCTCAGAAGGTTCTGAAGGATTAAAGGCTTTAACTCAGCAACTACTTACGTGGAAACCTGATACTAAAGGTAAGACAGATACTGTTATGGCTATGTGGTTTGCCGTTATTCGCATCCGCGAACTAATGCAACAAGCAAGCAATAGTGCTACCTATGCTTACAACAGATGGGCTACAAAAGCACAGACAAATAAACGATACGCCATTAACCTCGATGAGGCTTTCTCAGAGCAGTGGCAAGACATATACGGATAAGGATTGACCATGGCTCAAACTGGGCAAGCAGCAAGAAGTATTAAGAAGAAGACCGATGCTATGCCAAAGGTCTCTGCTCAAAAACTTTTTAAAGATGCAGCAGTTAATACTGCTATGCTTGTTGGTCCTGGCAAGTTTCTTAAGGCTGGCAAGATTATAAACAAGGCTGCTCAAGTTATTGGCAAAGACGCTAAAGTTGTAAGTGCAACAAAAAAATCTGCTGCTATTAAAAAGAAAATGGATGCAGTTGATGCTGCAGATGCTAAGGCATCTTCTGATGTTGCTGCTCAAATTAAAGCAGGTATTAATAAAGCAGAAGCATCTGGGAAATATAAAAAGACTACTGTTGGTCCTAGAAAACCATTAGCAAAGCCAGAACCTGCAAAACCAACAAGAGTGCAAACTTTAAAGGCTGATAGAAAACGAGATTTAAAAGCAGAAAAATATAAAGGTTCACTATCTAAAGAAAGAAAGCCTTTATCTAAAGAGCCTAGATTAAGCAACGATACTAAAAAATTATTAGAAAAGTTCCAAACTTCTAAAATTGAACCACCAGCAACAAGAACAGGTCTTGGTGGCATGATTGGTGAAGCACGTCCCTTAGCAAAAGGACAAAAATTAGAAACTCTTCGTCAAGGAAATAAAAATCGTCCTATTACAAAAAGAAAATCTAATCCTGAAGATATAAAAACTGCTCGTATTGAGGCTGCTAAGGCCGCTAAGGCTGCTAGAATTAAACGAATTGAATCATTAAGAAAACCAGTAAAACCAGCCAAATCAAAAACAAAACAAAAATTAACAAAAAATAATAAAACAGGTAAATATGATAAAGAAGCAAACGAGCAAGATTTAACAAGTACAAGGGATATTCAAACAGTACGTGGTAAAGAATATCCTGAAGGTTTTCCAATGAAATCAAGATTTTCTGGTAAAACAATTGAATCTAGAACAAGTCAAAATCCTAGTGCTAGAGGAAGAAATGTTGAAAAAGTAAATGAAGCACGTAAGCGTAAAGAAAATGTACGTGAAAAAGAAATTGATAAAGATGTTGAAGCACGTATAAATGAAGGAATGAAAACATATTTTCCAAAAGCAAATCCTAATAAAAGACTTCCACGTAAAACTGTAGAAGATAGACTTATCCAACTTAAAAGACAGGCACGTTCAAAACGAGCAGAACAAAATAAAAGAGAAGCAAAAAGTGCGGCAACTCGTGCTAAATTAACTCCAGCACAAAGATTAAGAGTTAAAAAGGCAGTAAGAGAAACTGTTGAAAATTCAAAAAAATCAAGACAGTCACAAAGTAAACCTAACTTTAGTCGTAATGTTACAACTAGAAAATCTTCTAATACAAAATCAAATAGACCTATTAAGAAATAACCGTTAGGATAATAATATGGCAGCAAAATCTGCAGATGCAGCAAGAGCAAAAGCAATAGCAAGTTCTGCTGCTCGTAAGAAAGCAACATACGGCGGTTCTTCTAAAGATACATCTGTAAACTTTGGAACAAACAAGTTTAATCTAACAACTGCGCAAAAAAACGAACTTAATCGTATGGCAGCAAAGATTAGCAAAACTGGTGTTTTAAAAATAACACTTCGTGGTCATGCTGACTCACGTGGTGGTGTTGATAATATGGCACTATCTAAGAATCGTGCTAAGGCTACAGCAGATTACCTTAAGTCAAAAATTAAGAACCCTGATGTAAAGTTTGTTATAACAGCAGCAAGTATTAAAGAACCAGTTGCTTCTAACAAAACTGTTAAAGGTATGTCGGCTAATCGAAGAGTAGATGTTATTCTACCAAAGCCACGTGTAAAAACAGGTGGGGCACCTTTAGCCGTTGGTAAAGGTAAAGGTCCATTTGGTGGTTCTGCAGATAAGCAATTTGGGTAATTTTTAATCAACCGTTAGGATAACAATGGCATTAACAATAGAGCAGGTAACAGCACGGGTTGACTCCCTGCGTTATCGCAATCACGAACGTGATGCGCGTAACCTTGATGTACTTGCCGTACGTAAAGGAAAGATTGCTCAGGTATATCCTAACTTCTTTCCAGAAGGCGTTGATGCTAACGTAGTAGCAAACTTTATTGACATTGTTGCACGTGACCTATCTGAAGTTATGGCTCCGCTTCCAGCGGTTAACTGCTCTGCAGCCAATCAAGTATCTGATAGAGCACGTACCTTTGCTGATAAGCGCACTCGTATTGCCTCTAACTATTTCCAACACTCAGACTTAGCAGTACAGATGTACTCAGGTGCTGACTGGTATCTAACATATGGATTCGTCCCGTTCATTATTGAACTAGACGATGAAGCAAAACTGCCACGTATCCGCATAGAAAATCCTATTGGGGCTTACCCAGAGTTTGACCGCTATGGACGTTGTGTGGCATTTGCTAAACGTTACTCTATGACACTCGGTGAACTAGTATCTCAGTTCCCAGAGTATGATAGAGAACTTCTTGGACAAGAAGGCTATAAGCAAGACCTGAATGCAACAATTGAGATGGTTCGTTATTACGATAAAGACCAATCCATAATTTATGTACCACGTAGAGAGAACCTAGTTCTTTCTCAGGCTGCTAATCCGCTTGGTAAGATGATGGTTGTTGTTGCACGTAAGCCATCTATTGATGGTGAGATGCGTGGACAGTTTGATGACGTACTTGGTATTCAGTTACTGCGTAACCGATTTGCATTACTTGCAATGGAAGCGGCAGAGAAGTCAGTACAGGCACCAATTGTTCTACCGCAAGATGTGCAAGAACTACAACTTGGTGGTGATGCGGTTATCCGCACAGCCAATCCAGCAGGCGTACGCCGTGTAGAACTTACTCTACCGCAAGGTGCATTTACTGAACAAACAATTCTTAATCAAGAACTACGTGTTGGTACACGATACCCTGAATCTCGTACTGGAAACATAGATGCTTCTATTGTTACTGGTCAAGGAGTACAGGCTCTTATGGGAGCCTTTGATACGCAGGTTAAATCTGCGCAAGCAATTTTTGCTGCAACACTTAGGGACATTATTAGTCTTTGCTTTAATGTAGATGAAGTAATTTACCCAGAAGAAAAAACAATTCGTGGAGTAGATTCGGGTTCACCTTATGAAGTTACATACAGACCAACTAAAGACATTAAAAATGATTATTCTG